CCGCGAGTAGACAACCCGTCTGCTTGTGGCATGGAGTCATCTTGCTGCTCATACAGGTGCGGGACTTCGCAGTCCCGCTTGTGGAGGTCAAGGGCTAGGAGCCCGATGGATTTACGGTCAAGCTCACGAGGAGCTCGCCTTACCACCTTGTGTATGACCATGTCCTCCCAAGTCGACGTCTTGTAACCAAGCCTAGCTGCCGCTCGCGCGGCAGAGTCTGGCACATTAGTCGCGAGGTATAGCTTACTACGGCCTGTGGGGAATGGGTAAACCCAAGGATCCCACAAAAAGGAGCCGTCGATAGCTGACGTTTCACGGAGGATGATCCTTGCCCCGGTGTCAACCGGAACGTGGACCACGGAGTCGCCGAGACTCTCTGGACCTGGCAAGCGCCAATCGGGCGGAATGGATTCCACCTGTCGACGCCATATACCAACCATGCGATGATAGAAGCTTGACCCCGGAAGATCCGGGATGGCCTCGAGTCGCACAATCCATCTACGGAGGTTATTAGCCCACGCGATAGGGTCGTTATTATGCACGGCGCGCCGAAACGCGGGTCGGACATTGACGCCCCGAAAGACGTCTACTCCACAACTTTCCCTAAACCCACCTGCCAAGTGAGTCTTGGTAGCATTCACCTGGAGACCGAGGAACTCCAGGTAGCGGATCACCTCTGCTGCGTATTGTCTTGGCACAATGATGTCATCGCCAAACACCGCCGTGAGGCAGTGCTGGTCCTGAGGCACAACGGCCCGAACGAGCGCAGTAAATAGCAAAGTCTGCAAGGGGAAGGTAAATCCGTTTCCCATACTGCAGAACTTCTCCAGAGGTACAACCTCACCGTTAGGAAGCACCGACACGTGCGAACGTGCCAGGTCCATCAGGTGAAACCAGTGTGATGGTAGGAACCATCTGACCATGTTGGTGGCCTTGAGGTCACTGGCAGAAGACAGATCTATCGTACACAAGTCCCACTCATAGGAGTACTGAACTAGCAGACGATTCACCATCTTTTGGTTGCTGAGGTCCACTCCCAAGACGCGCTTCATCAGACGTCGGATCTTCCGACCCACGCCTAACTGGAGCCAGACATTCCATGCCGGCTCTTTTGCGCATGCGCGGTTTATCACCGCGTTCTTGAGGACATCGAACCACTCGTTCCCCTCCACGATCTCGTACCCTAGGTTTGAGCGCATCCCGCGCCAGCCATCGGGCATAAAAGTCTCGCAGAAAGGTGAGAGTTCGGGGGTGACGGTCAGATGACATTCGTACTTCTGACTTAATGTGGTACCGCTGCCGGGGAATCCGACATGCGAACCGGGACCAAAGGAGCCCAGCCTGAGGCATTCTTCTACCACAGACAGGGCGCCGGGCGCCCCATGGAGGAAACGATCAAGAGAATCTTCTGAACGCCCATCGAGGACGTCATACACGATG